ATGATATCTACCTTAGCTTGGAATCAACGCTAAGAGACTTAGTGCAGGATTCTTATGACAGGGTTAATCAAACTAAACCAGAGCCGTTTGCAGGCTATGAGAGAGGGCAATAAGATGATAGATTTTCTAGGCACGATCACAGCAATTATTATTCTTGCGTATCTAATGAGAGGGGCATATTTCATAGTGCAAGATGCACAGAAACGATGGGAAGATAGAAACAAATAGACCAAGGCACCCCTAGCCTATTGAGCCAGATTAGTCCACTGGTGGTCGATAACGGACTATTAATATATGGTATGGCGTAGATGTTTAATAAGCATTTTACGTCATATTTATTTGTCTATAGAATGCCGCCTCCACTAACCAGAGAGGCACTTATGATTCTATATATGATCGTTTTTTGCGTTATCAGCCTATGCGCTATAGCCAAAGATGAATTTAATTAACACTTTTAGTAATTTATAGTATACTGCGGCAACTAATTACATACAGGTGATAGTATGGAGTTGCAATTAGTAACCAAAATCAATGAAGTTTACAAGCGAGAGTGGTTTGATTTGCTTGATAAGATAGATCAAATCACTCAGACTCTTGGCTATGCCGAATATAACAGGCAACAATTCAGGGCTGAGATCATTAACTGGTGTGAAGAAGTCGATGCCAAGTTGAATGAGCCACCACCAGAACTTATAATCCCACAACCTTTATCAGAAGAAGTATTTGGAACAGAGCAGTGATGGGCAGACCCAAGTGGATACCAGACGAACTAACCTGTAAGAAAGCTAAAGACATGGCCTCTAGGGGTCTTACGGTCTTACAGATAGCCGATTGCCTTGGCGTAAGTCATACAACCATCTACGAAAGACAAAATGAGTTTCCTGAGTTTGCTGAGGCTATAAAAAGGGGAAGAAGTCAAGGAATAAAAGAAGTTGCTAACGCCCTGTTTGATAAAGCTGTTGGGGGTGATACCACTTCAATGATCTTTTACCTCAAGAAAAGAGACAGAGAATCGTGGGGAGATGAGTACATTGACCCAGTAAAAGAAATCCCTCCTATCAATATCATCGTAGACAGCAATGCAATTAACCAAGCCGCAAAGTGAGATATTTTGTTCTAACTCTCGCTTTCGCGTATGTGTGGCAGGTCGCAGATTTGGCAAGACCTTCCTTTCGACAGGTGAATTACTTAAAGCGGCCATTGGTGGAAAGAATAGAAACTGTTGGTACGTAGCCCCCACCTACGGAGCGGCTAAAGAAATTGCGTGGTCTATGCTAATTGACACAATCCCTCAAGAGTACATAGCCAAGACCAATGAAACGTCTCTAACTTTAAAGCTAATTAACGGTTCAACCATCAGCCTCAAAGGTGCAGAGAAGCCTCACAACCTTAGAGGTAGAGCATTAGATTTCGTTGTCCTTGACGAGTTTGCAGATATGCGGCCAGAGGCATGGTATGAGGTTATACGGCCATCTTTATCCGACAGGCACAGCGACGACAACCCAACCAGAGCATTATTTATAGGGACACCAAAAGGCAGAAATCACTTTTATGACTTGTGGGCATCTGGCTTAAACAAAGAAAACGATTGGAGTAGCTTCCAATACACTACAATCGAAGGCGGTAATGTACCTGAATCAGAGGTTGAAGCGGCTAAAATAGACTTAGATGAACGTACTTTTAACCAAGAATATTGTGCAGAGTTTGTCACCTACAGCGGATTAATATATTATGGGTTTAGTAGGGAGTTATCCGTTACAGATTATCCTGATAATGGTGGCACTTTGCTTGTTGGGATGGACTTCAATTTAGACCCAATGTCAGCCGTGATCTGCATTCGTAAAGGCGAGATGCTGTATGCCGTTGACGAGATTGTCATTTATGGGTCTAACACTGACGAGATGGTTGCGGAGATAAAAGACCGCTATCCGAATCGCCATATAATAGTTTATCCTGACCCTGCATCAAGACAGCGCAAGACAAGCGCAGGTGGTCGAACAGATTTGTCGATCTTACAGAACGCAGGTTTTTCGGTGAAAGCCAAGAAATCTCATGCTCTGGTTAGAGACAGAATTAACGCAGTAAATAGCCGTTTACTAAGTAGCAGTGGTGAACGGAATTTGTTTGTCAGTTCAAAATGTAAGCAGACAATTAAGAGTTTGGAACGACAGACATACAAAGAAGGAACGAGCATACCGAATAAAGATGGGTTCGATCATATGAATGATGCCCTTGGTTACTTGGTAGAATACTTGTTCCCTGTTCGCACAGAATATGATACACCACAACCTACTAGGTGGACTTGATGACCAACAAAAGCATAGACACAACGCACCCTGAATATGACAGCAACAAGGCTCAATGGGAGTTTTATTTACGATCATATATGGGTGGACAGAATTACATTGATGGGGCGTATCTGACGCGCTACATCAGCGAAGATAAAAATGATTACAACAGGCGACTAGACCTGACCCCGATGGACAATCACTGTAAGAACATAGTCCACATCTACAGCAGTTTCCTTTGGCGCGTACCTCCAACAAGAGCCTATAATTCACTGGCTAATAATGTTGCCCTTGAACCATTCTTAAAAGATGCTGACCTTGATGGCAGAAGTTTCAATGCGTTTATGCGTGAGGCTCAGATATGGGCAAGCGTCTATGGTCACGTATGGCTGATGATGGACAAGCCAAAAAGCACAGCAGGAACTAAAGCAGAAGAACTCGCGCAAGACATTCGCCCTTATGTGACGATGTTTACACCTGAGAACGTATTTGATTGGGAGTATCAGAGAACCCCTAGCGGACGTTTTAAGCTGACTTATTTAAAGGTAAGGGAATCTATAGATAGAGTCTCAGACACCGTTACAGAGGTTTACTACCGCATCTGGCGTGAAGATACTGTTGAGTTATGGCACAGCACAGGTGACGAAGAGAAAAGAATCGAAGTTGAAGATAATGTGCTTGGTCGCATCCCTGCTGTTTTCCTACCTGCACAGCGTTCAGTTGTACGCGGAATAGGAATAAGCGATATAAGCGATGCCGCCTATATGCAGAAAGCGATCTACCAAGAGTTAAGTGAAATTGAACAGCTTATAAGGATAAGCAACCACCCGACTCTGGTGAAGTCCTTCCAGACAGATGCTAGTGCAGGAGCAGGTGCTATCATTAATATGCCTGATGATATGGATCAAGGGCTTAAACCTTATCAAATGCAACCGAGCGGTCAGAACCTAGATGCTGTACGTAATTCGATTGATGACAAAGTGCAGTCTATTAATCGCATGGCTCACATGGGAGCAGTTCGTGGCACTCAGGCAATGACTCAATCAGGCGTGGCAATGCAAACTGAATTCCAAATGCTGAATGCAAAGCTGTCGGAAAAAGCTGACCTATTGGAGTTGGCAGAAGAGCAGTTGTTTGTGTTGTTTTGTGATTGGCAAGACATTACCCCAGATGTAGAGATATTCTATCCAGATGCCTTTGACCTACGTGATTACGATAAGGAATTAATGTTCCTACAGCAGATGCGTTCTACTGGCGTTAAATCCGCTACCCTATCTATGGAGATTGACAAGAAGATCAGTGACCTAATATTAGACGATGAAGTGTTAGCTAAGGCACACGCTGAGATCGAAGAAAGCGCAAGCATATTAGGCGACTTCTCTGATAAGACACAGATTTACAGCTACCACATTGACGCAGGGGTTGTTAGTAAGAACGAGGTAAGAGAGAAGATTGGCCTTGATGAAGTTGAAGGTGGCGATGAGTTAATGGCTCCAAAAGACGATGACAATGGTAGTGACATAGGACAGTTCTAATGGCCGCAGATATTGATCAGTTGCGTGAACTGATTAGGCTTGCTGAAAGTCATCAGGCAAAGTTAGCAAGCGCGTTAGTCAAGCTAGAGAACCGCATAGCTGACATCATGGCTACTGCACCGCTAAGAGATGGCGAGTTGTTTGATCTAGAGTGGGCTGTACAAGCTAGGGTTGTTTTGCGCGAGGCTATAGAGCAAGAATACCTAACGGTTGTAGATGGCTTAGTTCGGCAGTATAACGATGTAGCGGCTAAGGCTATTGCCATGCTAGGACAGTACGGTGACATTGCTAACCTTGATGCTAGTATTATTCAGCAGTTACAGAGCCTAACTTTTAAAGGCTTTGAGGATTTAGGTCAACAGTACCTAGATGTCATTGCTAAAGAGGTCTACGAAAGCACCCTAACAGGAACACCATTTGCCGCAAGCGTAGCAACGATTAGAGCCACTGTAGGCAGTGATCTAGGGCGTTATGCTCGTCAACAGTTGCACGATGCTTTAATGCAGTTTGACGCGGCTGTAAACACTAGAGTTGCGTTAGAGGCAGGCGCTAAAAAGTTTAAGTATCAAGGGCCAGACGATGAAGTCACTAGAGAATTTTGCGGAAAGCACGTAGGTAAAATATACACTAAAGAAGAAATTGAAGAAATCTGGTCAGGTAGTTGGACTGGTAAAATAGATGGTAATCCATTTATTGTGCGTGGTGGCTATAACTGCCGCCATAGGTTTAGGGCTGAATTTTAAGGAGACAATCATGCCAAAAGGTAAAGGTACATACGGAAGCAAAGTAGGACGACCCAAAAAGAAGAAGAAAGTTAAGAAATAATTAGTATGCTATACTGTTGATTCACCAAAATACTCTATATGAGGAGCGCGACATGAGCGAAGAAACCATGGAAACTAAAACTGATGATGATGTGGTAGACAATCAAAATCAGGCAAAGACTTTTACTCAAGATGAATTAGACCGAATCGTTGCTGATCGGGTTGCAAGAGAACAGCGCAAGTTTGACAAAAAGCTATCAGGCATTGATTTAGATGATGCTAAAGATATGATGGCTCAACGTGAAGCCGCAGAACTCGAACGACAGAAAGAGCGCGGAGAGTTTGACTCAATCTTAAAGACTACCGTTGAAAAGAAAGACAAGGAGATTCAAAGTTATAAGAGCAAGTTGCAACAAACACTGGTAGACGGTGCTTTGTTAAATGCGGCAAGCCAGAATAACGCTGTATCACCAGAACAAGTTTCATCACTATTAAAAAGTAACACAAGACTCTCAGAAGATGGAGCAGTTGAAGTGCTAGACGCAAATGGAGTACCGCGTTACAATGATGGCGGTGATCTACTATCCGTCAATGAAATGGTGACGGAATTTTTAACAGTTAATCCTCATTTTGTCCGAGCCTCCCAAGGTGGTAACGGCAGTCAAGGTAACACTGGTGGCTCAACGCAGAAGCCTCAATCTGTGGCAGACATGGTTGCAAACTGGTCTGATGGTGGTAAAGAAGCATTTGCCGCTATGAAGAAAAAGCAATCAACCTAACCACACTTTTAATTTTTTGAGGATTTAATCATGGCTGTAACAACTAGTTCAACTTTAGACGATCTATTCGTCAACATCATCGCTCAGGCTCGCTTTACCGCAGAAGAGCAATCACTCATGCTTGGTCTTGTTACTCAGTACAACATTGGTAACGAAGCAGGCAAAACCATCCAAGTGCCTAAGTACCCTGCCATCAGCGCGGCTGATTTAACAGAGGGAACGGACATGTCTAGCACTACTGTTTCTACTTCTTCAGTTTCTGTAACTGTAGGAGAGGTAGGCGCACAGGTAATCTTGACTGACCTTGCTACTATGGGCGCAGGAAACCCTGCTGATGAGTTAGGTACTGTTCTTGGTAACGCTATCGCTACTAAGATCGATACTGACCTTATCGCTTTGTTTGATGGGTTTAGTTCATCATTCGGTACAGCAGGTTCAGAGACTTCTGTTGCTGATTTGTTCAAGGCCGCGGCTACTCTACGTGCTAACAAGGTAACTGGCTCTATGGCCGCTGTTGTTCACCCATACCAGGCATACGCTATAAAAGCTAACCTGACTAACACATTCGCTAACCCGAATGGTGGTGACGTACAGAACGAAGCTATGCGTAATGGCTACGTTGGAACTATCGCAGGTATTGACGTTTATGAGTCAGCTAACGTTACTATTGATGGCAACGGTGATTGCAAAGGTGCTGTATTTGCACCAGAAGCACTTGCTATTGCTATGAAGCGTGACTTCCAGATCGCTCCACAGCGTGATGAGAGCCTCCGCGCTTGGGAATTAAATGCAACTGCTGTCTACGGTGTAGGCGAGTTGGATGATTCCTACGGTGTTGAAGTTCTAGGTGACGCAACTCTGTAAGACTATATTGCCCCCTTTTCGGAGGGGGCTTTCTTATGAGGGATATATGGCAATTACTTATCGCGGTATTAAATTTGAAGGCTATAACAAGCCAAAGCGCACCCCTAACCATGACAGTAAGAGCCACGCTGTATTAGCAAAGGAAGGCAACAAGATTAAGCTAATTCGTTTTGGTCAAAAGGGTGCTGATAATAAACCGCCCAGAAAGAATGAAACCGAAGCAGACAAAGCTAAAAGGCGATCTTTTAAAGCGCGATTTGCAAAGCAGATAGCTAAAGGGCGCAAAGATAAAACCGCATCAGCGGCTTACTGGGCAGACAAGGTAAAGTGGTAATGGCATTTTCTAACGATTCAGATTTATTAAAACTAGTCCCAGACATTCTACAGTTAGGGATTGATTCTTTTTCGTCCGAGCATTCAAAAGCGCAAGCAGATATTGAGCGAGAATTACGCATCAAATGGTGGGCTAAAAAAGGCATATCAGGTGAGATGGATAACAGCAAACTTACCGACTCTCAATTTACACGTTGTGCATCTTATTTGGTGCTATGGCGTTATGCTCTACCGCAACTTACTAATTGGGTTGATGGTGACAGATTTCAGGGCATGATAGAATTCTACCGCGCAAGATATGGTGAAGAGTTAGAGGCTATATTTGGTGACGGTGTAGAATATGATGATGATGGTGATGGAACTATCGACAGTGATGAAAAGAATGCACTGAACGCTAATAGGCTCGACAGGTAATGGAATTTAGCGTTAAAACAAATGCTAAGGAAGTATCAAAGCGAATTGGTAAGAAGGGAAAAGAATTATCTCGGAGTGTTCGTAAAGCATTATCAATTACAGCACAAACTGGCGTAGGTATTATTGAGGATAGGACTGCTAAAGCAAAAGGATTTAAAGGCGGTGGGTTTAAGAAGTACAGCCCTACTTATGCGGCATTTAGAAGCAAGAATCGTAGAGGGACAACACCTGATCTACAGTTTACAGGTAAGATGTTAGGCTCTATGACTACAAAGGCTAACAGTAAACAGGCTGTTATATTTTTTAGTAGAGCCGCAGAAGCGAAGAAGGCGGCAATGAATAACAAGAGCAGACCGTTTTTTGGGTTTAGCCGCAAAGAAGAAAAGCAATTAGGGCAGGTCTTTTTTAGGAATTTGAAATGAGTGTACGAGAAGAGATAGCAGGAAACATCGTTACTACATTGCAAGGCATTACAGACCCAGTAGCGGTAAAGTATGCCACTAGAGAACCATTCGACTTCCAAAAGCTGTCTAACGCGCAATACCCTGCTATCCTTGTTCGCAGTGCAGATGAGAGCAGAGAAGATGCCTCAATAGGCGGTTCAATAACCCAGAGAATGGGAACGATAAATTACGAATTAGTGTGCTTTGTCAAAGGTTCTACGATTGACAGTGCAAGAAACAACATAATTGAAGCGATTGAAGAGGGACTTGATGTTGATCGTACCAGAGGCAATAAAGCCATTGATACGCAAGTTATTAACATTGAGATTGACGAAGGTTCTATTGACCCCATTGGTGGGGTCATTATTACGGTTCGCGTTGTATATCAGTATACTCGCGGCACAACTTAACTTAACTTAAAAAGGTACATATCATGGCGACTAAAACAGGCGCATCTGGAGTAGTAAAAGTACAAGTCTCAGGCACGACTGTTGCCGTGGTAGGCGAGGTACGTTCTTTCACGTTTGACGGTTCAGCAGACACTATTGAAGATTCAGTAATGGGCGATTCTTCCAGAACTTACAAGCAAGGCTTAAAAACCAACACAGTTTCTATCGAATGTTATTGGGATGAGGCAGACGCACAGCAGTTAATTCTTGACGAACGTGCTGATGTAGATTTTGAAATCTATCCTACTGGCACTGGTTCAGGCGAGACTTACTTTTCAGGCGGTGGCATTGTAACTTCTCGTTCTATCAGTGGAGCATTTGATGGAATGGTTGAAGCAAGTTTCACCATTCAGTGCAGTGGAGATGTAACCGAAGCACAAGTATAAGGGGATAAACCATGGGATTAGCAAAAGAGTTACGAAGCAGAAGAAAGATACAGGCGCGAGAAGTTGTAGTTCCTGCGTGGGGTGACGAATCTGGAGCATTTAAGTTATATTGTAGAACAATTACGTGCTATGACTTAGACCAGTTACAGAAAAAGCACCCTGACTTTCTTAACAACACAACTATCGGTGCAATGGTAGATTTGATTTGCATGAAGGCAGAAGATGAGGGCGGTAGTAAACTGTTCGCGTCTGCGGAAGATAGGTTGGATTTGATGGGCGAAGAGACAAGCGTCATATCAGATATAGCTAATCAGATGTTTGCTGAAATTGAATCTGCGGAGGTGGCTGAAAAAAACTAAGAAGCGATCAATCAAGGATGAACCTATTATCTTTGGCTGATCGCCTTCACATTACGATAGAAGAAGCAGAGCAAATGCCTGTCAATCACTTCAATGAGTGGTTGGCCTACTTTCAAATAATGAGCGAGAACGATGGCTGAAAATGTAAACATTACGATTAAGGCGTTTGATAAAACCAA